TTAAAGTCTGGAATCTCATCTTCTGGCACACCAGCATCATGCAAGTAACTGTCTATAGTTACAAAATCTCCTTGTGAATGTTCAAAGTAATCAAAAGCAATAACAAGTTGACCTGTGGTTTCTTCAAAACCTGGTTTTAAAACTATTCTAGATACATCATATATCGTATCTCTTTGCCCATCATCAAAGGTATATCTTGATGTTACATCTGTACCAGAAATTAAATTACCAGCAGTGTCTATCTCAGGTGGTTGTGATGATGTTCCTTCATACACATATCTAAGTTTGTATGCATCAGAGTATGATAGTATTTCTACTGCTTCACTATCATAATCTGTTCCTCTTAATGGAACTATGCGATCACCAGCAGATGTAACTGTAATTCTCTTGTTCTTAACTGAAGTCTTAAGTCTTGGTTTTGCGTTAGATACCTCAAGAGTAGCAGTCAATTTAAGTTTAGGGAAAGCTCCATTAGTTGGAATACTTCCAAAATAATTTAATGGTAGTTGTAAACTAATACTACCAGATGTAAGACCACTAGCAGTATCAGTAGCTGAACTAATTTCTACATCATCAGACTCTACATAAATGATATCACCTTTTACAATATCAGGTGCATCGCCAGGATCTAGTATTGTAATTATAAAGTTCTCTTCACGATATGCAGCAAATCTTTGTGTACCAAATGGTAACTGTGCAGCAAATGTAATTGTACCACCAGAGCTAGATGCAGTGGTTACAAAATCTCTACGGAAGTAATACTTAATCTTAGTATCATCTCCACCAGCAGATATTTGAGATATTTGTTTGCTTCCAGTTGAGTATAGTAGTGTGCCACTTGTAGAATTGTCTACTTTTGGACGTAATCTAACAATACTCGCATTAGTAACTTCACCAGGCAAAGCTGTGTCTAAGTAGATCCTAGATTTATATGCTCCTTCTTGTTGTGTAGCATATTGTACAATTGATCTAACAAGATTATTGTTATCATCAGAGAATTGTACAAGATCACCTTGCTGTACAACAGTAGATGCATTTGCACTGAAACTTGTAGACTCTACAAAATTAGATCCTTGTGATCCAAAAAATGTGTAGTCAGTTACAGTTTTAATCTCAGAAAAATTTTGACTATCTACAACAACATCTGCTGTAAATACATTCTCGTTTCCAGCACCATATTGACAACCAACAGATTTAACATTTTGTGGTGTGTATGTGGTAACTGTGTTTCTGAACAAACAAGGAACAACACTAGCAGCTGCTTGAGGAGCACCAGCAGAATCTGGATTTTTTACAGTAATAGCAGGAGGTTGAGCATACTCAATACCTACAGCAGTTCTATTTACAATTTCTGCTTTGTAAATTGAACCAGCATTAGATGTCTTTAAATCAATTTTAGAACTATCATATTCTAGTCCATTAATTAATAGAGTAGCACCATCTACATATCCTAATCCTCTATTCTGAACAACAAAATGAGATATTGTATTTTCTTTAGCAATTCTTACAGTATTTCCTCCCTCATCCTGTATTGTTTCACCTGGCAAGAATTTACCTGATAATGTCTTTACAAATAATATTTTACCAGTAGAATATACACCAGATGAAGAACCCTCTACAACACCATATGCTTTACTTTGAATACCAAATACATAACTACCTTCATCAAATGGATTTATTCCTGTAGGAGCATTTTCTAAAATAATCTTAGTGAAAAACTGAGGATCAAAATAAGAATATCCAAATGTTGTATTGTAAGTAGATGTTCCTGCTGGTAAACGTCCTTTTGATAATATTACATCAGAATCTGGATTAAATCCACTACCTCTTTGTTTTACTGTAAAATTACTAGGTTTTGATTTACCAATTACAGGTGTGATAGTGTCAGAATAATCAACAATAAATCCAAACTCATTTGTGTTTGTATTTGCATTTTCTTCTGATAAGAAAATTCTTCTCTTATATTCATCATCAGATAAATCATACTCTATCAATAATGATTCCAATTCATTCTTAGGACCGAAAACTGTAAGTTCTAAAAACTGAACAGATACTGATGGGTTAATAAGTGGTTTATTAGTAGTAGCAAAAGATAATGATTTAATAGAACCAATCGCTGTAGGTGAACCACCCTCAGCTCTTGTCTTAATAAAATACAAAGTTCCAAATTGTGTTTGGAAAGTAGAATCTGTAACATTACCTATCAATACTGTAGGATTTGTTATTTGAAGAGTAATAGTTTTTACACCATCATCAGATGTGAATATCTTTCCTCTCCTACTGATTGTTTGTCTATGATCTGTAGTTAGTTCTGTATTGTTTAATCCTATAGAACCATCGTTAAATGTATTGTATAAAAATACATCAGGATATGCAGTAAGATCAGATCCTTCTTTGTTTAGAGGAACACTACCAAATACATTAGTAATACTATATGTTGGTAAACCTCTTGATTTTAAATTTATGTTATCACTAGTAAGACTTTCTCTTGCTTTATTAAGTTCAAGATACTTTGTCTCCTTGTTGACAATCTCATAACCTTTAATATATGCCTTACCAGGTCCGATACTAGCGATCATCTTTCTAGATGCGTCACCAGCATTATATCCATTGTATAGTCCAAACTCATCAGCACCAAAGATACCTCTATTACCATCTTTCTGTGCTAACTCTCTTACATCAATATCAAAATTTTCTACAACATAATCACCTGACTCATCAAATGTTCTACGAGCAAGTGTTTGTTCTAGTACACTAAAATCTGTAGTAGATACTTTACTTTGTACAAGTCCTCTGGATACAGTAAGAAGTTGTATAAAATTCTTATCTGTAATTGCACCAAGTGCAAATTCTTTCAATGATAAAGATATTTTTAATCTATTTGCACCAGGTGCAGTATAGTTTGCAGAACCTATTGCATTATCATATAGAGATGCATCTTCCTCTGGAGTTACAATCTCTTCTTTGATAATAAAACCAATTTTTGCAGATGGTTTATTGTAATATTCATCAATAACTAAAAGTTCTTCATCATTTCTTACAAAATATCCATTAACAAAATAGATACCTTCTTCTACTTTAACCGCAGAACCAAATCCCATAGCAGGACTTTCTAAAGATGTTACATCACCTGTATCAGGATTAGTAATAGAAATACTAGTTGGTAAAACACTACCATCTGTACCTACAACAAGTAAAGGAGTATTTACACCATCAATTACTTCTAGAGTCTCACCTTGTCTAAAAGTAGTCTCAGTGTTAGACGAACCACTGTTAATATAGTTAACAAATAATGTATCTGCGGATGTTTCTGTTGCTAACTT